GTCATTCTGTAGAAGATGCAATTGTGGAAGGTGGCGGGTCTGTTAATGCGCGAACATTAGCAAATGATTTGCAGACCAGAGGCCGATACTTTAGCGGCGACTTGGATTTGATAGCGCGTTTTGCAAACATTGCGCGGCCCGTTATGACGCCACCAGGAACTATGGGAACCCCCGGCGCTCAAACCATGATGAATACCGTTGGCATGGGGGTTGGAGGTTTAGGCGGCAACGCTTTAGGTGGCCCATACGGCGCAGGTATAGGCGCTGTTGCTGGCGCATTGGCACCGCAAATGGTTTCAGGCGCAGCACGAAGCTACTTGATGTCTCCGTTTGCCCAAAACCGCGCTATCCCGACTTACAATCGTCCGGGCGTTAACGCGCTGGCGGGTAGCAATGAGGCAGTTTTGCGTTCTTTGATGGGTTTGCCAACATTTACCAACCAGCCAAACCAAAACGCCATGATAGGCCCACAGTAACACCCAAGGCTTGATATGTACTACCTCAATGCTTTCAACGAGATGCTGCGTAAGCGTCAGCGGCAGAACATGATGGGTGGCGAGGGCTATCAAGGCGTTGGTAACGCCCCGCCATCTGGCCCAATGGGGTTAGGCCCAGCGCAAGATAGGTCTAGCTTTCGGGATTTCTATAACAATATGTCGCCAGGGGCGCGTTTTGGTCTTAGCATGGTTCCCGGTGTTGGTGCGGCGTTCAACATTGGAAGGTTAGCCAACGCAGGTATGTCCGCCTACGAGGCTTCACAGCTTGCGCCTGCGAATGCGGCGATGGATGTGGCTAGGCAGGGGTTTCAGGCTAGTGAGAAAGGCTTGTACGATGCGCCAACCGTTGATAATTACGTTGACGACAGCGGCGACAGGCTAGGCTTTAGTGGCCCTACCGTTGGTGGCCCAATGGAGCAACCAAGTATTACTGGGACGGGTTTGGCCCCTATGGCTTATGAAGCTATGAGTTCACCAGTGTCGCAGCCATCTGTTACCGGAACGGCTTTGGACACTTTTGGCGGCGGATTTGGTGGCAGTCCTGCTGGCGCTGGTGGCGGTTTTGGTGGCGGCGTTGGCACTGGTGAATTTGGCGGCAGTCCTGAATCTGCTTCTGATCTGGGTTACAACCAAGGCGGCATGGTCACACCCGACCGTCTGATGGGCCGCGCCCCTGCTCCAGACGATGGCTACGGTGCTTTGCAGGGCGGTGAGTACGTCATCACCAAGGCGGCGGTAGAAAAGTACGGCAAGCGCCTGCTAGATGCTATCAACAACGGGACATTCAGATGACTGACGATGATTTCCGACGCCTTGAAAGCAAGGTTGACAAGCTGACCGATGCTGTTGGCAAGCTGATCTTGTTCGAGGAACGGCAGGCTACCCAGGGCGAACGCATCGGAAACGTGGAGGTCAAGATTGGCATCCATGATGCTGCATTGCAGCGCGTTGACCGCAAAGTCGATCAGTGGGTTAACCGTGGCGTTGGCATTTGGGCAGCAGCAGCTATTGTCTATTCACTTGTCCAGTTCTGGAAGAAATGATTGACCTTACAAAAGCCATAGGAGCCGTTGCAGCAAGCATTGCAGCCATTGGCGGCGGTTACACCTTGGCAGACAAGTTTGGCTGGTTTGACCGGGCTATATTGGAGTGGGCGCCAGAGCATTTTAAGATCACAGCAGCCGCTGGACAGCCCATCAACGTCACAGTGGCCCGAATCAAAAAGCGCGATGACTGCTCTGTTGAAAGTTTTACGCCAAGCATTAGGGATGCGGCAGGCATGGTGCATGAGGCAACGACAACGGCAAGCAAGTTCAGCGGCCCAGCAGGGCCACAGATTGACACGTTTACCTACCAGTTGACTATGGTGCGAAAAGAAAAGATTGCGCTGGGTACAGCAACGCTGTTGGCAACGATCAAATACAAATGCCCAGAGGGTGAGCGAGTCGTTCAATACCCCCGCCATGCCAATCTTAGTTTTGATCTGAAAGGCTAATCATGCTGACCCTACTATCAACCCTGATCAGCTTTCTGGCTGGTGGTTTACCCAAGCTGTTGGGTTTCTTTCAGGACCGTGCTGACAAGAAGCATGAGATGGCAATGGCCCAACTCCAGATTGAGCGTGAACTAGAACTCCGCAAAGCAGGCTTTGAAGCACAGCAAAGGGTAGAAGAGATCAGAATAGAAGGCCAGATGATAGAAGCAGAGGCATCGGAACGCACTGCTATCTATGCTCACGACATTGCCATAGGTCAGGGTGCATCACAGTGGATGGTCAACCTACGGTCAGGTGTACGTCCATTGCTGACATACGGTTTCTTCCTGCTGTTTGCTTTTGTTGAGATCGGTGGGTTTGTCTATGCCTGGAATCATGGGATCTCTTTTGATGTGCTGATTGAGAAACTGTGGGATACCGATACCCAATTGATCTTTGCTTCGATCATTAGCTTTCATTTTGGTGGCAGGGCATTTAAAGGTGGAAAAGATTGAAAGTCTCTCAACGGTGCAAGGACATGATCAAGCACCATGAAGGTGTCAGATACAAGCCATACCGTTGCCCTGCTCGACTCTGGACAATAGGAGTAGGTCATGTTCTCTATCCCATTCAGGGTCGTTTACCTTTGGATCAAAGAGACTCTTACTCATTGCATCCAGAACATAACCGGACGTTTTCCAAGGATGAAGTAGATGGAATCCTTAGTGCTGATCTCATCCGATTTGAAGCTGGCATCGCCAAACTTTTTCCTATGGTACTTACCCAAGGTCAAAACGATGCTCTTGTCAGTTTTGGCTTTAACCTTGGTCTGGGAGGCGTACAGCGTAGCACCCTCCGTCAGAAGGTTCTGCGGGGTGAGATTGAAGCGGCGACAGATGAGTTCCTAAAGTTCACCAGGGGCGGTGGTAAGGTTCTGCCAGGATTAGTCAAACGCCGTCAAGACGAACGTGCGTTGTTTTTGTCCTAAGTAAATTCATGGCATCCCGCAAGTCACCCCTTAGCTGCTCAAGTGCTTCCTGTTGCGCTTGAAGTCTTAGGTAAGCGTCCAAGGCGAACCTGTCCAGCGTCTGACGCTCCCAAGCTGCAAAGTTTGGTAGATCGTTCAATTTGATTCCTTATCCAAGATGGGCCACCCAACTGCAATAGTTTGATGCGCTGTTCTTTGCTGAGTTTGATTGTATACACCACCTCAAGATTTTGGGTGGGACGTTTCAAGGGCGCTTCCTTGGCAACGGAGCCCAAAATTGCCAAAATTGCGTACCCGGAGTGTGTTCATAGTGTCCCATCGTAGCTACACCTGATCGCCCAAGCAGCAAGATTTTCATGCTTGTCGGAGTGTCTTGGTCAATCGGTATCCAATAATAATCATCAGCCACTACCGTTGATCTGGTGCTGTCCAGACGCCATTTAATCTCACGTTCGATGCGCTCAAACTCATCGTCTTCAGTGATCATTTTTTTCTTTCAGTTTGGCTTCCACGGTACGGGCAAAACCAGGTGTTATTCCTCCAGACTGATACCAACAACTGTCAATCTCCTCGTTCGTCAGCCCTACCCACGGGCGCTGTGCTGTTGGTGGGGTGGTGTAAAGATTAGTCCCGATTGGCAGTCCGTTAATGTCGGCTTCCTCAAAGTCAATATCGCGTTTTCCCGGTGCTCCATAACAAACCCACGCCACAGGCTCCTGCTCTGGCTGTGCTTTCTTGCCGTTTTCAAAACCGATCTCGTATGCAATCTTCAGAGCCGCTTCGTAGTCTGCGATGTAGCCTTGTGCATCGTCATCGTCCAGCTTGGCTTTTGCTGCTTGGCGCTTTGAATCAAATCCTGTCATATCACATATCCCACAACAAAGCCAATCACCAAGATCACACACACGACCGCGATGGCAACGGCAGTGTCACCCCAGCCCCATGCGAACAGGTCTTTTACTTCATCGTCTTTCATTTGGTTTCTCCTTTCGCAATTGCTGCACGGGCCTGTTCACACAGTTCACGAAATGATTTATTTTCACCGTCAAGCATTTCTTTCAACGCCGCTATCAATTCTTGATTGCTCTCATGGAGTCGGCGCAGTTCGGCGGCGGCTGAGTCGCCTAGTATTGCGCCAACTTTTTCTGTTTCCAGACAGTCAGCCAGCCGCAAGGCTTCTGGTTGTGTCATGCTTTCCTCGCTTTCAGCATTGCGTCTGCCATATCATAGGCGTCACGGGCACACCCATCCTCCATGCTTAATGGGTGTAAGTAGGAATAGGCCAACATCCCCTCCATCGCCTTCGCTGCAAAGTAATCGCGCAGGGTCATGCCTGATTCATGGGTAGTAGTAACGCCGTGTCCGTGGTCTAGGATGTTGCGCGGAAACGCTGGGCCTCCTGTGTTTGTTGTCATGTCAACTCCTTTAGTTGTGCCTTTAAGCGTTTGTGAAAGCTATCCTCGCCATCGTCACCAGACAGCAGCCAGTCAATGCGTTGTGCGTAAACGTAAGCTAGCTTCAGTGCCTTCACTGCCTTCTTAAACTCGGCAATAGTTTCAGGGCTATAGTGACTGCCAATGTTGTTGCCCCACTCATTCTTCTCGGTGCTGTCGTTGGTCAGTATCTCGCTACCTATGTCATCTGCCATGTCCAGCAGCGTGTGCTGCTTGTAGTTAAAGTGTCCGCCGCTCATAATGGTGCGTCCTCATGGTTTGCCGGGTTGAAAGGCAGCTTGCCCATTGGCACGGCTGGTGGTAATTCAGTGGGGAAGGGCCAGACGTTCATGCCCATCGTTTAGTCTCCCAGTTATACCGGCGGCTTAACACATAAGATGCCATATCGGCGTCGGTCATCGGAATGGTCACTGGCGCAACATAGGTTTTAACGCGCTCGGGGAATGGTTTGGTTCTGGCGTTCCACTCATCTGCTATCCGTTTGGCGTGTGGCTCAGTCGTCACAACGGCACCAGGCTTCTCCAGAAAATTCAAACAGTTGATGCCGTGCCGATTCATCACAGCCCACCAAACTGGCCCTATCTGTTCAGCCCGGTACGGCCCAATGCCAAAATACTTTGATGGGATAGCAGTCATACTGCCTTCTCCGCATCAGCCAAGAACTTCCGCAGGCGCTTAATCCTAGCGTCTTTGTAGCTGACCACACTGGTGGCGTACTCCACCGCACTGTGGGCCTCCAGCCGGTGCAGTTCAGCCTCTGCAAGTTCAGTAGCTGCCATCTCGACTGGCGTAAGCCGCCTACTCATCCTCTTAAATTGTTGCATTAGGGTCATGGTCGTTTTCCTTCTTTTAGTATCTCCATCCGTTCCCGGCTGGCGCGTAAGGTGCAGTAGCGTTGGTGAATACGCTCTAGCATGGACACTCTGCGGTGCTTCAATCGTTCCTCGTCCAGCAAAGCCAACAAGTCGGCCTCACTGTAGTTGGGCAATTCACTTTGAAATTTTCTCCAAGTCAGCAATTCTCTTCTCCAGTTCGGTGATATGGGCAGTCACCTTGTTGTAAGCCCGACTCGCACTGTTGTGCGTTCGGGTGCGGATTGCAAGTTCGGCTTGTGCAGCCCTCAACTTAGCTTTGAGTTGGGTTAGTCTGTTCATGTCAAGAAGTTTAGCACAGAATAACTATTTCTTCAACATCATTCCTGATGCTGTACCAGGGTCGATCACGATCCAGCCGTTTTCATGGACTTCAATCAACTTAGCGTCCAGCAGGTTGCTGATGTATCGGGCGTTCTTGCCATCAATCAGATTGCGGCGTGAACCGGCTGCAAGCGCCCCGGCAAAGTTTGATATGCCATTGGCAACGGCGTAGTCGCGCAGCACTGACTTGGTGAGGTAAGGTGCGCCGCCTCGCTCCTCCGCGCCTGATGACCACCAAGCCTTCTCAAAGTCGCCAAACCCAAGCGACTTATCCTTTTGTTTGGACTCTGGCACTTCGCCCTTCACCACCACCGCACTGGTAACGGCCTCGCCATCTTCATCCAGCCAACCGGGTATTGCCACCGATTCCAGGTCAACATAGACCGGCGCTGCCATCTCGGCGTCTTTGCTTTTGCGCTGCACGATTTCAATGGACTTGTCGCCCTTGGCGGGTATGACGCTGATCTCAATGTCCAAGGCTCCACGCCATGCGGATGAGCCTCGCGCTCGGTGCTGGGCTTCCTCTGAAACGCCTGTGTGGTGAACCAAGATGACGGTGCAGCCAAACTCTTGCATGAGTGCCGCGCAGGCGTCCAGCATGGTCTTGGCGTCTTGGGCGCTGTTTTCGTCACCAGCCATAAAGCGGTGCAAGGTGTCCACCGTGATCACATCAGGCTTGATCTTGAGCACCCGTATGGCCTCCACCACCTTCAAGTACCCCTCGGCAGTGTTAAGGTCTACGCCTGACTTGCTGACCCACATATTGAGGTTGCTGACGCTGTTGTGATGCTTCCAGGCTGCAATCCGTGAGCGCAGGCCGTGATGGCCTTCACCAGCCAAATACACCATGTTGCCGGGTCTGACCTTGTGGCCGAACCAAGTGGCTTTGCCTGATGCAATGTGCAGCATCCAATCTAAGGTAACAAACGTCTTGCCGCCACCGCTGGGGCCATGCACCATTACCAAGGCCTTATCCTGTATCCAGTGCTTTACAAGCCACGAAATGGGCGCTGGCTGCGCTGAAAATCCGTCGGCATGGATAAGGTAGTCCATCACTGGTGCAGGCGGCTTGAGCAACAGAGCCAAATCATGCCCCGCTTGGACGTAATCATTAGCATCCCCCGGCACTGGCGGTGTTGTCATGCGTACCCCAAACTTTGCGCTAGCCTGTTCGGCGTAGCGCTGCCCAACTCCACTAGCGTCATGGTCAGCCACGATGCAAATGTCCAGCGTGGGATGGCCTTCTTTGAGAATCCCGGTCACCGGCACTAGGTTACTGGCGCTGTAAGCCACCGCGCAAGGCTGGCCTGTCACCTCCGCTATGGTGGCTGCGGTTGCAAATCCCTCGGCAATGTACAGCGTTGTGGCGTCATCCATGCTGCCGACCAGCCAATACATCGAGCCGGTCTGTCCACCAGGGTGATACAGCTTTCCACCTTGATGGTCAATGTATTGGATGCTAGATAGTTCGCCATCTAAGTTGTACAGAGGCACCATCAGCCTGCCGTCGCCTGTAATCCGTGCGCCATGCGTCTTGATGCCTTTGCGTTGCAAATAGGGATGCTCTGCGCTTGCTGCCCCTGCCTGCGACCAAATGAGATCAACGGTGTTGGCAGCTACCTCACGCGCCTTTTTCACCTCGGCATCCCGCTGGGTCTTGGCCTCCGCCAAGCGCCGGGACTGCGCCATCTCCTCCACCGGCGTCAGGCTGCGGCCAATGTCTGCTTTCCACGATGACTCAAACCCTGAGCGCCAGCAGCCAAAGCGCCCAGCCGGTACGCCATCGGAGAAGACCACATACCAACCCGGCTTGTCGTGACCTTTCTCGCCCTTGGTGCCACTGTTAAAACGGTGCAACTTGCCGTCAAGGTGGATGATGTCCGGTGGCTTTAACCCAGCGCCAAGCATGGCATCTTTGAGTTGTATGTCAGGCGCATCAACGTGCTTTTGAGAGGGCGGCGACCAAGGACCACCGAGAATATTTGAGAGGTCTGCCATTTATTTATCATCTTTCGTCATAAAGTTGTTGACACTGTACCATGATCCTGTGCTACACTGCAACCACGCTTCGAACTGAGTTACAGACGGAAGCGCAACTTAGGAGAGCCAACATGGCTATTTCGTTAAAACGTACTGGCGGCCTTGCAGCCAACGGTGTCAAGCTGCTTGTCTACGGGCAAGCAGGGGCTGGCAAGACCAGCTTGATTAAGACTTTACCGCATCCCGTGGTTCTGTCTGCTGAAGGTGGGTTGCTGTCTTTACAGGACGCTGACCTGCCGTATCTGGAGATCACCAGCATGGAAGACTTGCGTGAGGCTTACGCTTGGGTAGCGGATTCAGACCACAAATCAGTGGCGCTGGACTCTATCTCGGAGATTGCAGAAGTTTGTCTGAATCACGAAAAAAAGGTCAACAAAGACCCACGCGCTGCCTATGGCGCAATGCAGGAACAGATGGCCGACATTATTCGGGCCTTCCGTGACCTGCCCGGACGCCATGTCCTGATGACAGCCAAGCTGGAGAAGACTCAGGATGAAATGGGCCGGGTGCTGTATTCGCCTTCCATGCCGGGTATCAAGACCGGGCAGGCTTTGCCCTATTTCTTTGATGAGGTCTTGGCGCTGCGGGTTGAGAAGGACGCCGAGGGCAATACCCAACGCGCCTTGATGTGCGACAGCGACGGCCTGTGGCTTGCCAAAGACCGTAGCGGCAAGCTGGGTGGCTGGGAAGCGCCTGACCTGGGCGAGATCATCAACAAAATCGGGGGTGTGGCATGAAGATCAAAATCATGGCCCATGTCCATTATCAAAAGTTTGAGTGGGAAGAAGAAGGGCAATACAGAATTGCCTCATTCAAGATGGATGACACCGAAGACCGCACTTATGTCGGTCAACAAGAAGTTGAGTTTGACGCGCCTGAAAACTACGATCCTACCGCTCAAAAGATCGCGGCCTTGCAGGCTCTCAAACAAAAAGCGCAAGATGATTTTGCAAAGTCAATCTACCAAATCAACGAAAAGATCAGCAAACTGCAAGCACTGGAGTACACCCAATGAACACTTTATATCAACGCTGGCTTGACGCCAAAAAATTAGAAGCCACGGCAGTTGCCGAGCGCCGGGAACTGGAAGACCTGATGGTCGAGACTTTCGGCATACCAAAGGACTTGGATGGCACTGTCAAACACGCCATTGACGGTTACGTCATCAAGACCGAGGGCCGCATCAACAAAAAGATTGACGCCGATAAACTCCAGATGCTGGCCGCTGAAGCTGGTCTGTCCGAACACCTTTCCAGCCTTTTCCGCTGGAAGCCCGAAATCAATGCAAAGGCATGGAGCGCGGCCGCTGACGCCGTGACCGGGCCTCTGATTGGTGCTATTACGTCCACCCCTGGACGCCCCACTTTCACTATCACAAAGGAATAATCATGGCTTTCCTCGACGAAGAATTCAGCGTTGACTCGCTGCCCGTTTCCACCTCCAACTTTGAGCCATTGCCTGAGGGCTGGTACAACTCCAGCATCACAGGCGCTGAGATCAAGGCTACCAAGGCTGGAGACGGCAAGTACATTGCTGTCAAGTACACCATCACCGGCCCGTCGCATCAGGGCCGGGTTATCTTTGGCAATCTCAACATCAAGAACGCCAGCACTAAGGCGGAAGAGATCGGACGCCAGCAGCTTGGCGAGATCATGCGAGCCATTGGCTTGGCAAAGGTGCAGGACACTGACCAACTGATTGGCGGCAACCTTGGCATCAAGCTGGTGGTCAAAACGGGTGAGTACGCCGGGAATGAGATCAAAGGCTACCGTGCCTTGGGTGGCGTGACACCGGCTGCTGTAGCCCCGTTCAAGCCTATTGGGCCTGCTGCTGGTGCGCCTGCTGCGAAGAGCGCGCCGCCTTGGGCTAAAAAATAAGCAAAAAAAGACCCCGCTTTTAACGGCGGGGTCAACATGAGCAACAACTAACAGGAGAAAACACCGTGCAAATACCAGAGCCAGAGATTACCATAACTTCATTGATTGACTCCGCCCATCAATCAAGAGCCGAGAAGCCCCGCGCTCACATGGGTTGCAGTACGTTGGGCCATCACTGCGAACGCTGGCTTTGGCTGTCGTTTCGCTGGGCGGTGGTTGAGAAGTTCCAAGGCAGGATCCTGCGACTGTTCCGGCGTGGTTTCAATGAGGAAGCGCAAATCATCAGCGATCTCCGCGCTATTGGCATGAGCGTATCAGGAACCCAGCGCCGGGTGAACTTTGGCAGTCACGTTAGCGGGAGCCTAGACGGTATTGGCAAGGGTGTGCTGGGTGCGCCAAAGACTGAACACGTTCTGGAGTTCAAGACCCATTCGCTGAAGTCATTCAATGACTTAGAGAAGAATGGCGTGGCAAAGTCTAAGCCCCAGCACTACACCCAATGTCAGGTCTATATGCACGGCACTGAACTGAAACGCGCCTTGTATGTTGCCGTCTGCAAAGACGATGACCGCATCTACACCGAGCGGCTGGAGTATGACCGTGACCATGCCATCAAGGCAATTGACAAGGGCCAAAGGCTGGCGCTGACTGACCGCCTGCCACCACCGATAAGCACTGACCCGACTTGGTTTGAATGCAAGATGTGTGCAGGCCATGACTTCTGCCACGGGTCAAAGACCACAAAGCAGGTCAACTGCCGTACCTGCGCCCACATCACGCCATTGTCTGATTCGACATGGCACTGCGCCAAGTGGGACGCCATTGTGCCAACTGACGCGCAACTTACAGGCTGCGAGTCTCACGTTATCCATCCTGACTTGGTGCCGTGGAAACGCTTGGAAGGGCCAAGCGATTGGGTGGCAGTCTATGAGATTGAAGGACAAGGCATTGCCAACGGTGAGCCGGGTGAGGGGGTGTATGGGTCAAAGGAACTGCTGGCTAATGCTGCGGCCTGCGTGGCTGCTGATCCGCAGGTTATGGCGTTGCGGAAAGAGTGGGATGGAAGGGTAGTGGGGTGAAACATGAAACAAGAACCATGCACCTTTTTGCAGGTCACGGCGGTGGACTCCTTGCCGACCTCATCCTTGGACACACCCCAGTTGTCGCTGTTGAGTGGGATGCCTATGCCTGTCAAATCCTCAGAGAACGCGCAGCAGACGGATGGTTCCCCGGCTTGCGAGTGTGGGAGGGGGATGTTCAATTGTTTGATCCATCCGAGTACACCGGCATCGTGGACATTATTCATGCGGGATTCCCTTGCCAAGACATTAGTGTCGCTGGAAAGCAAGCAGGCGTATCTGATGGAACCCGATCAGGTCTTTACCGTGAAGTCTTGCGAATCGCTAGCGTGGTACGACCAAAACAGTTGTTCTTGGAGAACGTATCAGCAATCCTTTCTAACGGACTCGGAACCGTACTTGGAGACTTGGCCTCGCTGGGGTATGACACAAGGTGGCTTTGCATACGCGCATCCGATGTCGGAGCGCCGCATCACAGAGACAGATGGTTTCTCTTGGCTACCTACGCCGACGAGCTCAGATCCCGAACTGGAGCGCCGAGCGAAACACGGAAAACATTTCCAGACCAGTACGGGGACGGTTCGCAGGAAGAACGAGGACGGGTCGAGCTCAATGCTTGGCCTTGCGGGTTATGTGCGGATGTGGCCTACGCCAACGGCCCGTATTCACAAGGGGGGGGGGAGACAAATGATACGCAAGGACGGCAAGAGCCGCATGGATATGCTGGATTGGGCAGTGGAGAAGGATGGTGGGCGATTGAACCCTCAGTGGGTAGAACATCTGATGGGATTCCCAATCGGGTTCACCGACTCAAAGGATTGGGTAACGCGCAAGTCCCGCTCCAAGCAGCTGCCGCCTACCGACTCCTTGGGGGACTTTGATGCTCCGTGACTACCAAACCCGCACCATCGATCAACTTTACGCATGGTTCGAGGCAGGCAACACCGGCAACCCTTGTTTGGTGCTGCCAACCGGGTCAGGTAAGTCTCACATCATTGCCGCCTTGTGCAAGGACGCGCTGCAATCTTGGCCCGAAACTCGCATCTTGATGCTGACCCATGTGCGCGAACTTATTGAGCAGAACGCCGAAAAGATGCGCCAACACTGGCCCAACGCGCCAATGGGCATTTACTCTGCCGGGTTGCGCCAGAAAGAATTGGGCGAACCGATAACCTTCGCAGGCATCCAATCTGTCAGGAACAAGGCCAAGGAAATAGGCCATGTTGACTTGGTTATCATAGATGAGGCTCATCTGGTGAGCCACAAGGATGAAGGCGGCTATCGGACACTTCTATCGGACATCTATCGGACAAATCCGAACGTGAGGGTGATAGGCCTGACCGCCTCGCCTTACCGCCTGGGCCACGGATACATTACCGACAAACCCGCCATATTCGACGCCTTGATTGAGCCGGTGAGCATTGAGGAACTCATTCACAAAGGGTTTCTATCAACCCTGAGAAGCAAACTTACCACCACCAAGTTGGAAGTGGACGGGGTGCATAAGCGTGGCGGCGAGTACATCGAGGCCGAATTACAGGCTGCGGTGGACACCACCGACAAAAACCGAAAGGTGGCTGCTGAGATAGTGCGCCTGGGGGCCGAGCGCCGGTCTTGGTTGATATTTTGCGCCGGGGTTGCCCATGCCCAGCATATTGCCACCGCATTGCAAGCCCAAGGCATCAACACTGAATGCGTGACCGGCGAGACGCCAAGCAATGAACGTGACCGCATCCTGACCGACTTTAAGCAGGGGCGCATTCGGGCCTTAACCAATGCCAACGTATTGACAACGGGTTTCGACGCGCCTGGGATTGATCTGATAGCTATGCTGAGGCCAACCATGAGTCCCGGCTTGTATGTGCAGATGGCCGGGCGTGGCCTGCGGATCGCGCCGGGTAAGACTGACTGCCTAGTCCTAGACTTTGCTGGCGTGGTGGAACAGCATGGGCCAATCACTGCCGTACGACCACCACCAAAGAAGGGAGACAAGCAGGGCGAAGCGCCGGTGAAGGTGTGTGACCACTGTCAGGAAATCTGCGCCTTATCGGTGAGGGTCTGCCCGGCTTGTGGTGAGGCATTCCCCGAACCCGAGCGCCCCGCGCTGCGCCTGCACAATCTGGACATTATGGGGCAGGACGGTACTGACTTGGAAGTCAGTAGCTGGACATGGCGCAAGCATATAAGCCGAGCCAGTGGCCGGGAGATGTTGAGCGTGACGTACTACGGTGGTCTGTCAGACCCGCCAGTGACCGAATATCTGGCAGTGACGCACGACGGGTACGCAGGCGAAAAGTCGCGCAGGCTGCTGGCCGAGGTTGCCCATCAGGCAGGCGTCACGCTGGACTATGGGGTATCGGAACTGCACCAGATGGCCCAGCAAATGACCGAGGGCAGGCCACCGAGCGCCGTTGAATTTAAGCGTGAAGGCCGTTTTTTTACCGTACTAAAAAGGACATGGAACCAATGAATACCCGTCACCCAGAACCCGCAATCGTTACACACTACCGCGCCACCTTGAAGGCCGAGCCGCCAAGGGTTTGCCATACTTGCGACTATTACAGGCCCGACGGGGTTTGCGCCGAGTTTGGCGATGCACCGTCACCAGAGTTTGCAAATGAACCTGGGGGTTGCGACTTGTGGGTCTGGGAAGTACCCTTTTAGTATGGAGTCCGAACATTTACAGCAGGTCAGGCTTGTGTCTTGGTTTCGCAGAACTTACCCTGATACCCGAATCTTCGCCGTGCCAAATGGGGGCCATCGTGGGGCCAGCCAAGGGGCTGCGCTGAAGGCCGAAGGGGTAACCCCTGGGGTGCCTGACCTTTGCATCCCCGCCTGGAACCTATGGGTTGAAATGAAAAAAGAATCGGGCGGCGTGGTGTCGCCAGTACAGAAAGACTGGATAGAGTATCTAGAGAGTATCGGCCACCGGGTTATCGTAGGGCGTGGTTTCGAGGATGCTAAACGGCAGATAGAAACGACAAAGCCCGAGGGTTAGTCGGGCTTGGTATCGTTTCAGGTATCGTTACAAGTTAAGCAGCAGCGCCAGCAGGGCGGCAAATAGGGCGGCCATCAGCATGGTTCACCCTCCCACCGGGTGCCGAGCCAGTCTACCGGGTCGTGCGGTTCATAGTACAAGTACTCCATTGCCTCCTGGCTGCACCATGCATATAGGTGCATCAGGTGGTGGATTTTGTCGGTAATGTCGTGGTCTAACATTCTCCCGCCCCTTTGCAGCTATAGCACGTAGTACCCTCATGCATCCCTTCACCAGACCCGCTACAGGCAGGGCATATGCCTAGTTCACCATCATCAGGGCCATCATCGGCCATAAGTCGGGCCTGGTCTCGCGCATCGTCGCGCCAATCGTCATAGTCGGTCATATCTCCCCCATTCTGCGAAGCGCCACATAATGCAGCAAAATATGCATAGGCGTCATGTGACCATTAGGCGTGGCCGCACTGGCTTTTATCCATGCTACTGGTTGACGCATAAGCGCCTGAACGTAAGTTTGCTTTTTCATGGTTTCATGCTCCAAAAATAGTAGATAAAGGGAAGACCCCATACGGCAGCGCCGATAAGGCCTTGTATCAGGGTCCACAATAGTTTTTTCACCTTGTGACCTCTTGAATGTTGATATTGGATTCTGTCAATTGCTTTTCTTGGCAATAGTCGGCGTGGTCTATAAACCCATGTCGGGCGCAAAATATATCAAGTGCATCGGGCATACTGTTTGCCAAGATGGTGGTTTTTGAATGCTGACCATCTGCCCACACGTTAAACAATGATTCCATGTCGTTCACTCCTAAAATGATAGCTATAAACCCTTACAGGGTAAGGGCTAGAGGGTTATTTGATCAATAAGTCATTGTGGGTTTGCTGGGCAGATCGTCAATGGTGCCCCTGATCGGCATTACATAGGCAACTGTCTTGCCTTCATGGTCCAACGTGGCAAAACCTACACCAGTGCCACCTGGGCGGACCTGTACCGCAAATTTACGCTCGCTGATCAGGTCCGCAGCATCGGCAACTCGGACCAGATAGTGAGGATTAAAGAACACTTGCTGCGGGTATGGTGCATCGTCATAACGCGCCACTCTACGCCAGTCCGGGAAAATGCCGTCCATTTCTGGCACTATGGAAATTTCACCCTTGAGTGATTCGAGCGTTACCTGACGTTTGACACGGATATTGTTGTCATACTTACCTGCAAAACCAGCAGGCAGGGTTAACTTGATACCAACGCGCCTATTTGCCTTAATCATGCTGGCAAGTGGCACCAGTGGCATGATAAGTTGACCGGCAGGCCGAGCCACATTGTCGATCTGGTGCACTGCCATAGCATGGCCGCAGGTAGCGACTAAAAACGCGCCAGCAGGTCCGGTGTCAATGCATACGCCCATTAGATAATGCCGGATATCTTTTTTAGCTGCAAACATGGCAATGGCTGCAAGATGGCCTGGCATGATCATTAGATCATTGTCGATTGTGGCTGTAGTGGTTTCGATTGTTGCGTGTTCCATAATTTTCCTTAGGTTAATTGGCATAATTGCCACAATGCCCTGGCTCGCAGAGCATTAGGTTAATTACGCTCAAAACGCAGAACAATAAACAAAACCCTGATCAGTTTCACCAATGATTGATGTATGCTCATTTAGCCAGTCACGGACAACATCGGCGCGATCTTCGGCTTCTGCACAATCTGAAAGATCAATACAATAATCATTGGCAATGGTCATGGTGTCAGAATGCGAGTAATCGCAGCAAAGCGCGATAACGTCCAGTTCCATATCTGGGTTGATGTCTTCGCAGTATTCAAACAATACCTTCAAGGCGTCATAACCGAATTGCTCATAGCGGTTATAAGCATGGAATGCTTGCATAAATGACTCAAGGTTGACGGTCTGCTTCATGGTTGATCCTAGTTGGTTGACGATGTCGGATGACATCACATAGCGCACCAGTGATGCGCTACAGGATGTGATCAGGCACCAAAACGTGTGGCTTCACTTGTTTTAAATGGAGTGGTCAACATGAGGGCATTACGCGCCAGTTCGGGCGTACCTAGCTTGACATAGGCCAGACGCTGCAGCAAGTGGTCATAGTTTTGATTGCAAAGACGTTGCATATCGGCGCGCTCTAATGGGCACTCAATCCATTTCAAGCCGTGACGCTCACCATTAGCGCGGATGCTGGCTCGATGCGCCATGTAAGTGGTGCGGTTCATTTCAGAATACGACATAGTGTTTTCCTTTGGTTTGGGTTGTTAACGTGGAGTAGTGTCACGGATTTTATTACAGCCAGTCAGTCACATATGTGACAGCAAACCATGTATTTTGTACTGATCGTTTGTACAGTATGGTTGTTAGGGTTTACCCTTACATTTCTTGCACAATTCATACATTGTGCATTGTGTAAAAAAGGGGCAAAACAGCCCGTTTCTTACACAATTTACACATATATCCTTAGGATATGTGTATTGTGTAAAGGGATGCATGGCTAAAATGCACCCATTGCTGACTATGGGGTCAGTAAATTAAGTTAGGAGGTACTAACATGTATGGTGTAACAGATCAAAGGGCAGAACTGTCTAACTTGGCGGTTGACCTAATGGTGTCTGAAGGGTTGTCACTTCGCAAGGCATGCATTAAAACAGGCCTAGACCCGGCTAGGTTCCTTCGGGCGGTTGACGCCGACCCCGAACTAGCAAAACAATACGCCCGTGCGCGTCAAGCTCTTTTAGACAAAATGGCTGATGAAATCTTAGAACTGGCGGATGCACCAGTAGCTAAGTTAGACAACGGAGCGACCGACCCCGGCATGGTCCGTCAGCGCCAGCTACAGGTCGATACCCGAAAATGGTTTCTCAGCAAGCTCGCACCAAAAATCTATGGCGATCGCCTAGACGTGTCCGTGTCCGACACCCGTATTAGTATTAGTGGAGCGCTCGCCGCTGCCCAGGCGCGCCTTGTGGACGTTGTGGACGTTACACCGCGGCTGAGTGCATCTATTGTGCAAGCTGTGCATGATGACGCCGACCAAGAATAGGGGGGGGAGGGCCGAGCGGCTGTGGTCACGGTTACGGATGGCTCGTGAACGTTTTTTATTTTTTTAATATATATTCTCTCCGTTGCCATTTTTTATTAACATACTCACACCATGCAAACCACAATATATAAACCAGAAGATGAGCAGGAGTTAATGGCGGTACTTTGGAGTCCTGCATTAAAAGATAATCCTCTGGCTTTTGTTAAGTATTTGTTTCCTTGGGGAGTTAAGGGTACTCCACTGGAGTATTTCTCTGGCCCAAGAAAATGGCAGAGGGAAGTATTGCAAGATATTACTGAGCATATTGCAAAGAATAAAATAAATGGTGAGAGTAAATCTAACGAAGAGATAATGTACAGCGTATTGCAAGAAGCAATATCTTCTGGACGGGGTATTGGTAAGTCAGCATTAGTGTCATGGCTGACTATATGGATGGTGTCAACTCGTATTGGCAGCACAACCATTATTTCGGCTAACTCGGAGAATCAGTTACGCAGCATTACTTGGGCGGAGATAACCAAGTGGCTGGCTATGGGGTTGAACAGCCACTGGTTTGAAGTTAGTGCCACCAGAGTGGCGCCGGCTAAATGGTTGACTGACCTGGTGGAGCAGGATTTAAAGAAGGGTACAAGGTATTGGGGTGTAGAAGGCAGGCTGTGGTCAGCGGAGAACCCAGATGCCTATGCTGGCGTACACAATTTTGACGGTGTGCTGGTGATCTTTGACGAAGCGTCAGGTATTGATGACAGCATTTGGTCTGTCACTGGTGGATTCTTCACGGAGAACACGCCGAATCGTTTTTGGCTGGCGTTTTCTAACCCACGGCGCAACACGGGGTACTTTTACGAGACTTTTCACTCAAAGAGGGACTTTTGGGTGACTAAGGTGGTGGATGCGAGGACGGTGGAGGGTACGGACAAGGCGGTTTATGGGCGGATTATTGATGAATACGGGCCGGACAGCGCCCAGGCGCACGTTGAGGTGTATGGTGAGTTCCCACGGGCGGGGGATGACCAGTTTATACCGTCAGATGTGGTGGATGAGGCGATGAAACGGCCTAAGTACAAGGACAACTCAGCGCCTATCATCATTGGTGTGGATCCTGCGCGATTTGGGGCTGATGCGACGGTGATTGCGGTGCGGCAGGGGCGGGATATTGTGTCTATAAAGAAGTATAGAGGTGATGACACCATGACGGTGGTGGGGCATATCATTGAGGCAATGGAGGAGTACAAGCCTGCGATGGTGGTGATTGATGAGGGTGGGCTGGGGGCGGGGATTGTGGATAGGCTCAAGGAGCAGCGGTACAAGATCAAGGGGGTAAACTTTGGGAACAAGTCCAAAAACCCGATAATGTATGGAAATATGAGGGCGCAGATGTGGGGTGATATGAAAGCGTGGTTGAAATCTGCTAGTATTCCGCAGGATAGGTTTCTTAAAACAGACCTTATTAGCCCCCTAATGAAGCCTGACTCACGGGGTACGATCTTCTTGGAGAGCAAGAAAGAAATGAAAGCCCGAGGTTTAGCCAGTCCAGACGCTGCGGATGCGATATGCGTGACGTTTGCTTTCCCTGTGGCGCATCGGGAGTACCGTGAAGCCGCGCCGCGCAGGTACTCGGATCACTCGGCGGTATCTACTGGATGGATGGGGTCATGAAGAAAAACGTATCTCTATCAGTTGGGCGTGGCGAGAAGCTGCCAACGTCCAAGGGCGCTGGTTTGACTGCCAAGGGTAGGGCTGTCTACAATGCAGCCACTGGCTCTAACTTGAAGGCTCCTGCGCCTAACCCCAAGACCAAGGCAGACCAAGGCCGCAAGGATTCATTTTGTGCAAGAATGGGTGCAGTAGCGGCGAATGCCAAAGATGGCGAACGTGCTAAAGCAGCCCTTAAACGATGGAAGTGCTAATCATGGCTACAAAGAAAATGAATCCGTTTGGCAAAGGCGAATCCAAAAAAATGGAGGCTGCTGAAAAGAAAATGGCCCCAAGCAAAAAAGCCTATGCCGCTATGGAAAAGAAGATGGAACCTAGCCTCCACAAACCTATGGCAAGGAAGAAATCATGAAGACCTCAAAACCCGGCCTCTACGCCAACATCAACGCCAAACAAGCCCGTATTAAGGCTGGCTCTGGCGAGAAGATGAACAAAGTCGGCAGCAAGGCAGCGCCTAGCAAGCAAGATTTTGTAAATTCGGCCAAGACGGCGAAGAAAAAATAGCCATGCCACTCAAAAAGTCACCTACGCCTGCGGCGTTTAAAGCCAATATTAGGGCCGAGGTCAAGGCAGGCAAGCCTGTCAAACAGGCCGTGGCGATAGCGTATGCGGTCAAAAAGAAGGCGCAAAAATAATGGCTGACTACACCGGCATTAACAAGGTTGGCAAGGTTGCCGATGTTGGTGGGGGCGGCGGCGACGACAAAGAGTACGGCGATATGCTGTCCACCATGCGTTCGCGCATGACGATGGCGATAGATGCCTTTAGCGACTCGCGCAACAATGAACTCGATGACCTGAGGTTTATGGCGGGTAGTCCAGACAACCAGTGGCAGTGGCCTGCTGATGTACTGGCGACTCGCGGGGCCGTCCAAGGGCAGACTATCAACGCCCGTCCCTGCCTGACTATCAACAAGCTGCCACAGCACGTTCGGCAAGTCACCAACGACCAACGGTACAACAAGCCCAGCGGCAAAGTTATACCTGCGGATGACGTTGCTGACCCTGAGATGGCGGAGATATTCAACGGTATTGTGCGGCACATTGAGTACATCAGTGACGCTGACATTGCCTACGCAACCGCCTGCGAGAACCAGGTTACCTATGGCGAAGGCTACATTCGGGTACTAACTGAGTACTGCGATGAGAACAGCTTTGACCAGGAACTCAAGATTGGCCGAATTCGCAACTCATTCTCGGTCTACATGGATCCTGCAATCCAAGACCCATGCGGTGCGGATGCGCGGTGGTGCTTTGTCACTGACGATGTACCGAAAGACGAGTACGAGCGCCTGTACCCAGACGCTGCGCCTATCAGTAGTTTGCAGTCCCTTGGGATTGGCGATCAAGACCTACAGCAATGGCTGCGCGATGAGACTGTCCGGATTGCGGAGTACTTTTATCGGGAGTACAAGGCCGAGACACTCAACCTGTACCCCAACAACATCACGGCGTTTAATAACACGCCTGATGACAAGCAACTTAAGATGCTTTACGGCAAGCCGTTAAAGACTCGGATTTCGCAGCGGGAAAAGGTTTGCTGGGTCAAGACCAACGGTTACGAGGTGCTGGAGAAGCGCGATTGGGCGGGTAAGTACATCCCCATTGTGCGGGTGGTGGGCAATGAGTTTGAGGTCAACGGGCAGATTTATGTCTCGGGTTTGGTGCGGAATGCCAAGGACGCCCAGCGGATGTACAACTATTGGGTGAGCCAGGAAGCTGAGATGCTGGCCCTGGCGCCCAAGGCTCCGTTTATTGGCTACGGTGGGCAGTTCGAGGGGTACGAGACTCAGTGGAAGACAGCCAACACCACCAACTGGCCCTACCTTGAGGTCAACCCAGATGTGACTGATGGCGCTGGCGCTACTCTGCCACTGCCACAACGTGCCCAGCCTCCGATGGCCTCTAGTGGCCTTTTGCAAGCCAAATCGGGGGCATCTGAAGACATTAAAGCCGCAACCGGGCAGTACAACGCTAGTCTGGGCATGGGCGGTAACGAGCGCAGCGGCAAGGCCATCCTAGCCCGTCAGCGCGAGGGTGACGTTGGAACCTATCACTATGTTGACAACTTAGCCCGTGCCATACGCTATGTGACCCGGCAACTGGTGGACATGATCCCCAAAATCTACGATACCCAGCGTATTGCCCGAATCATTGGTGAGGACGGCGATACTGAGATGGCAAAGATTGACCCGTCGCAAGAGATGCCGGTCAAGCGGATCGTCAATCAAGAAGGCATTGAGATTGACAAAATCTACAACCCCAATGTTGGCAAGTACGATGTGGTGGTGACGACCGGCCCCAGCTACAGCACCAGACGCCAAGAGACACGAGAAGAAATGGCCCAACTGCTGCAAGGCAACCCGGCGCTTATGCAGATTGCAGGCGACTTGTTTGTTAAGGCAATGGATTGGCCTGGGGCAGATGAGTTAGCTAAACGGCTGGCTAAGACCATTGACCCCAAACTCTTGAGCGACGATGAAGACCCAGCCCTGCAAGCTGCCAATATGCAGATGCAGGCAATGGGGCAGGAAATGCAGCAGATGCAAGAAATGCTGCAAAACGTCCAAGAGTCAATGGAAGCGCAGACTTTGGAGATCAAGCGGTTTGACTCTGAGGTTAAAGCCTACGATGTAGAAACCAAACGCATGACCGCAATGGCCGCTGCCATGACGCCTGACCAGATACAAGAGATTGTGCTGGGTACTGTGCAAGGCATGATTACCAGCGGTGATCTGATGAGTTCTATGCCAATGGAGCCGCAGGAAATGATGATGCCACCTGAAATAATGCCGCCACCAAACCAAGGTATGTAATATGGCTACCACATCACTATCCCCCACGCCCAAGCTGCAATTCTTTGATGCCAACGGCGCACCTTTGGCCGGTGGGCTGCTGTACACCTACGAAGCTGGCTCGACTACACCATTAGCCACCTACACCGATTCCACTGGCGTCAGCGCTAACACTAACCCCATTGTCTTGGACAGCCGTGGCGAGGCCAATGTGTGGCTAGAAGGTGGCATCTACAAGTTTGCCCTTTACACCAGCGTAGGCGTGTTAATCTGGACGGTAGACAACATTAACGGCAGCACTTTTGCCTCTAATGCTACGGGTGACGGAACAACAACTGCTTTCTCGGTGGTCAATGGTTTTACTGCCATCTACATCAACGGCGTCTACCAAAACCGCAACACTTATACGGTCACTAGCGGCACGGTAACGTTTACCGAAGCACCGCCCGACACATCCATCATTGAAGTTGTTTACAACTAGGAATCGCCATGTTAAAAGTAGCAAATTCAGTCATTAACGCCAGCAGGATTACAGGCACATTACCAGTAGCTAACGGCGGTACAGGCGTTACCACCAGCACAGGCACTGGCAACACGGTACTGTCTGCCTCGCCTACGCTGTCGGGCGACGTTACCCTATCCACTGGCAACCTAGTTATTGGCACATCTGGCAAAGGCATTGACTTTTCTATTACCAGCCATCCTGCTGGCATGACTAGCGAGTTGCTGGCTGACTATGAGGAAGGCACTTGGACACCTAGCGATCAATCTGGTGCTGGATTAACTTTAGGAATTAACGGCGCAACATACACAAAAATTGGGCGATTGGTTACTTGCAACATGGCTATTACTTACCCCGTAACGGCAAGCATTCTTACTGCTATTGTTGGCGGGTTGCCTTTTACATCTGGAAGTTACGGAAGCGCAACCGTTCAAGGCTACATTGCTGCAACTACTGCTGTAATTACTATGCGCGGTATTTATGCTGGGGCTGGCGTAACAACGTTCATCTTCGATAAAAATAACGCAACCGCTGGGGCAACGAACGTAGACTTATCTAGTTCTATTGTTTATGCAACAATAATTTACCAAGTGTAAAAGGACAAGTTATGTCGTTGACAAAAGCCTCATATTCAATGATTACTGGTTCGCCAGTAAATGTGCTTGATTACGGTGCTGATCCTGCAGGGGTTGCAGATAGTACAACGGCTATTCAAGCAGCCATTAATTATGGCGCAGCCAACGGAATTGAAATTCAAATTCCATCAGGAATTTATAGAACAACAGCGCCGCTAACTGTCACAGTAAGCGGAACAAGTATCCGTGGGCTTGGCTCAATTCCTTTGGGTACAGATACTACTGGCAAAGGCCCAATTATCCGATACTATGGCACAGACAAAGCCCTAGATGTTGGTGTTGCGCCTACTGTCAATGGAACAAATATCTATAACACTCGCATCGAAAACATCAGAATTCAGACTGACACTAACACTTTAACCGCTATGCGGGTTTGGCATTCGTATGGTGGGTACTTTAACAACATATCCATTTATGGTCAAAAAGGATTTGCCAATACTGGTTTGCTAGTAAGCTCTGGCATAGATAACATTTACCAGCAAATTGAAATTAGCGGCAATGGCCCTGGAAGCGTAGGCCCAACGGTTGACTATTTAGGAAATGGTTTGGCAGCAGGACTTGGTTACTTAAATGACCCAGCAACAACAACTGTTTTTAGAAATTGCTATTTTCATTATTGCCGCTATGGAGCAAATTTAGATTACCAATTTAATTTTGAAAATTGTATTTTTGAGGCGTGCGATACTGGTGTCGTTACCTCTTCATTCATGATTTCTAATTTTAATGATTGCTATTTTGAAGCCAACAACACGTTAGATTGCGTTTTAGAATCAAGTGCCACGACAGACAGCGCAGTTATATTTGATGGTTGCTCTTTTGCTGGATATGCGAGGCAAACATTTTTCGGGCAAGGGTCTGGCGTTAATAAATTAACGCTTTTAAATTGCCGATTTAGCACAACTAATGTAGCTCCGTTACTTTTTAACACCTCACAGGTTGCTGTAACGTCTACTGGGGTTTTGTTAATTAACGGGTGTTCTTTTCCCGCAGCAATGCTTATTGGCGGGCTGTTGGGAACAAATTTTTACCCTAAAGTTTCGCAAACAGATAAAAATGTAATTTCGTATAGATTTGTTCAAAAAGCAGTTGCCGCTAATACTGCATATAGCCCAATGCCAACTGAGGCTGCAATTTCTGGCGGGTTGTACATAATGCCAACAACAGGAAAAGTTATTGGGGTTAATTCCTATTACACCAACACTATTTCTGCGGGCAATTTTTACTATTCAACAAAAGTGAATGGTTCTGCTCTTGCAGAATTATCATTTCCGACTGTGCCTGTACAAACAGCAAACCAAGTATTTTCTGGAACAGATATTTTAAAATATTCTGTTGCTGCTGGTAGTACGCTTTCAGTTGATCTAAACACTTCTGCTGGCTTTTCTCCAACAGGGTCAGATTTAGTTATTGAAGTGCTAGTGGCACACGGTAAAACTGCAATATAAATTAAAGGAAAAAATTATGGCACTTAAAAAATCACTTGTAATTTTTGGCGTTGGTTTTATTTCTAGTGTTGGCATTGTCGTTAAAACAGGCGAAACCACAATAACCACGCCACCGTTGTACATCAAAGTAGAGTCTGTGGCTGGTGACAAGGCAAACATCAAAGCTGCTGTCACTTTCAAAGACGAAACGACGGGCGAACATTTAATGCGCAAAGACTACAATTTTGCTCCAAGCATGGACAGCGGCAATTTTATTGCTCAGACATATGCTTACCTGAAAACCTTGCCAGAATTCGCTGGCGCAACCGATTGTTAAACCAAAGCCCAAGTGGATTCTTGGGTCATACTAGGAAAGCATCATGTTAGAAAAAGTTATCTCTGTTGATCTGATTGAAGTTGTTGAAAACGGCAATGTGCAAGTTCGCACCAAAACCGCCATCATGGAAGATGGCAAACAGATCAGTGGCAACTTCCACCGCCATGTCGTTGCCCCTGGCGATGACTACAGCAAGCAGGACGCCCGTGTGAAGGCCATCTGTGCTGCAACGCATACGGCGGCTGTGGTTGCGGCTTACAAGGCGGCACAAGCTGCACAAGGAGTTTGAGATGGCTAACGAACAATCCGCATTTTTTCCAAACGGCCCAACCGTTGTAGTGACCGCTAATTCAAGCGCTCCAACAGCCGTGCAGATTCTGCCGACTTTTACGGCAGTCACACCGCCCACCAACCAGTACCGAGTGGTCAACGTGGGGTCGGTAACCGCCTTCTTAGGTGTTGGTGCAACGGCGGCTATTGCGGTTACCAATGCCGCAGCAGTCACCACCACCGGCAACGGCATCCCTATTGTAGCTGGGGCCGTGGAAGTGTTCAACTTCCCGCCGACCTCATTCTTTACCGCAACAGCGGCATCGTCCACGACTCTTTACATCACTCCTGGACAAGGACTATAATGTTTGTACTGGCCCAATGACCAGGGAATCTTAGGATTCAAAAATGTCAGAAGTAGAGCAAGTAGCGGAATTAGCCCCCGCGCCGGAACTGGAAACCACGGCGGTTACTCCAGAACCTGTAGTTGAAACGCCGGAAGTAGCAGCTAAAACATTCTCGCAAGAGGAACTTGACGCCGCTATTGGTAAACGCCTCGCAAGAGAGCAGCGAAAGTGGGAACGAGAGCGACAGCCTGCGCCAGCAGTGGCAGTGGACTTACCTCCGCAAGATCAGTTTGAGTCGGTTGATGCTTACGCAGAGGCCAAGGCTTACAAACTGATTGAGCAGCGGGAACTCCAGAAACAGCAAGCTGAGATTCTTGATGGGTATCACGAGCGTGAAGAAACGGCTAGGGCTAAGTACAGCGACTTTGAACAAGTTGCCTACAACCCCAGCCTGAAGATTACAACCGTGATGGCACAGACGATTCAATCGTCGGACATTGGGCCTGACTTGGTTTATCACCTTGGCTCAAATCCGAAAGAGGCAGATCGTATTTCTCGACTAGCGCCTATTTTGCAGGCCAAAGAGATTGGACGGCTTGAGGCTAGGTTAGCCGAGAACCCCGTCCAAAAGCGCACTTCTGGTGCGCCTGAACCGATTTCACCAGTCACCGCCCGAGGGGTGGGTTCTGGGTCTTTTGACACAACTGACCCACGGTCTATCAAGACCATGACGACCAGCCAGTGGATTGAGGCCGACAGAGCGCGACAAATGAAAGCGTTGCAGGCGCGAAAGTTTTAATTTATTTTCTAAGGAA